TAACAACTTAACAAAAAAAAAGGAAAATTATGTCTCTAAATTTAGACGCCATCAAGGCAAAATTAAATCAATTAAATCGTCAAGACGATAAAAAACAAAATTTGTGGAAACCTGAATCAGGAAAAACGAAGATCCGAATCGTTCCTTATATACACCGCAAAGACAATCCGTTCTTAGAATTGTATTTTCATTATGACATTAGCAAAAGATCTATGCTATCTCCGATATCATTCGGTAATGCAGATCCAATTGTAGAGTTTGCAGAAAAACTAAAAAAGACGGGTGACAAAGACGAATGGTTAATGGGTCGCAAGATTGAACCAAAAATGCGTACATATGTTCCCGTAATTGTTCGTGGTAAAGAATCTGAAGGAGTTAAATTTTGGGGATTCGGCAAACAAATTTACACGGAATTATTAAGCATTGTTTCAGATCCAGATTATGGTGACATTACAGACTTGATGAATGGCCGTGATATTGATGTTGAATTTACTCCAGCAGAAGGTGCAAACTTCCCAAAAACAACAATTCGTGTTAAGCCTGCAACTAGTGCAGCAACGGATGACAAAGAAATTGCAAAAAAAATCATGACTCAACCAGAGATTACAGATTTATTTCCTGAACCAACTTATGAAGAACTAGAAACAGCTCTTAAAGAATGGATGAATCCTGAAAATGCAGACGCAGATGTTGATTCCGAAGAAGCACCAGCAACTCCAACTAAAACCGCAAAACCAATTGCTGGTAAAGTAGAGGATGTTGCATCAGCATTTAACGATCTATTTAATTAAGGAGTAACAAATGGCAAAGAGCAAAAGCAAGTCAGAACTGGAAGACAGTTTAGCAAATACCCTAGCAGAAAGCATTAACAAGCAATTTAAAGGGCAGGCATTAAAAACTGCATTCTTTTTAGATGGTGATGATGATTCACCCAGCAATGTTAAAGAATGGATATCATCGGGATGCTCAATGCTCGATTTAGCAATTTCAAACCGTCCATATGGTGGATTTCCTGTTGGACGGATTACTGAAATTACCGGATTAGAAGCATCTGGTAAATCATTGTTAGCAGCACACACTTTAGCAGAAACGCAAAAGAAAGGTGGATTAGCTGTATATATTGATACTGAGTCGGCTACTAGTTCCGAATTTTTATCAGCAATTGGTGTTGATTTAAAAACCATGTTGTATGTTCCATTAGAAACAATTGAAGAAATATTTGAAACCATTGAAACAATTGTTGAGGGTGTACGCAAATCAGACAAAGACCGTTTAGTTACAATTGTAGTAGACTCAATTATGGGTGCATCCACAAAAATTGAAATGTCAGCTGAATATGATAAAGATGGATATGCAACCAGCAAATCTATTATTTTATCAAAGGCAATGCGTAAAGTTACCAATTGGATCGCACGAGAACGAATTTGTTTGATATTTACCAATCAATTACGTGTCAAAATGGGAGTATCATTTGGTGATGCTTGGACAACATCAGGTGGTAAAGCAATTCCATTCCATGCATCAGTTCGTCTTCGTCTTAAAAATACGGGACAAATTAAAGCAAAGGTAAATGGAGCTGAACAAATTGTAGGAAGCAAAACAAATGTGCAAGTAGTTAAAAACCGAATGGGACCGCCACATCGTAAAATAGATTATGAAATTTATTATGATAGTGGAATTGATAATTGGGGCGGATGGCTAGGCGTAATGAAAACATTTGATATAGTTGCACAATCAGGTGCATGGTATACAATGCAAGATGTAGATCATGAAACTGGAGAAACCTTTGGAGATGTTAAATTCCAAAGCAAAGATTTCATTGAAAAGGTAATCAACAACCCGGCAATGAAAGACAGGTTATACAAAAGAATTTGCGATGCTTACATATTCAAATATCAAGCAGGTGTCGATGGTGGAATTGATGATGTTATCATTGTCAATGAAGTAATTGATGAAGAAGGATAATGAACAAGTTTCAAAAATTATTTAACGAGTTACAACAAGAAAGAAGTTTAGGTCCATCAAACGTCAATGATCATCTCATGGTGTTTGATGGCTTAAACACCTTTATAAGAAGTTTTGGTGCTACACCGGCATATAACGAAGATGGTGATCACGTAGGTGGTATTTCTGGATTCTTGTATTCAGTCGGCAAAACAATTAGAGACTTTAAACCTACTCGATGCATCATTGTGTTTGATGGTCGAGGCGGCTCGGCAAAAAGAAAACGAATTTATAAAGATTATAAAGGGAACCGAGCAAACAAAACCAAGTTGCGCAGACACGATCATCATGATTCAACATTGGAACAAGAACAAGAATCAATGCGACATCAATTTAGTCGATTGATTTCATATCTAGATAATTTGCCTGTTACATTCATTTCAATGGATGGAATTGAAGCAGATGACACAATTGCATATATTGCTCAAATGTATCAAGACACTTGCAAAAAAATGACAATTGTTTCTACGGATAGAGATTTCTATCAACTAGTAGATGACCGAATTCAAGTTTGGTCTCCAATTAAAAAGAAAATGTATTCGGTTGATACTGTAATAGAAGAGTTTGGTGTTCATCCAAACAATATTGTTGTGTATCGATCATTTACAGGCGATGCGTCAGATAATATTCCTGGAGTTAATGGTATAGGACCAAAAACCATTTTAAAAGTAATTCCGCAACTAGTAGAATCTACGGAATATACATTGGATAATTTATTTGCATTAAGCACTGAATCAGTATCTGCAAAGTCACCCAATTACAAAACATTTACAAAAATATTAGAAAATTCACATACGCTAAAACAAAATTGTGAATTAATGAATATTAAATTGTTGGACATTCCTGCGCAGACCGCCACAAAAATACGTGGGATAATGGAACAACCAATACCTGAATTAAATAGGGCAGAATTCCAACGCATGTTTTATGAAGATAAGCTGTGGGCAATAATGAAAAACGTTCCGGAATGGATAACTAATACCTGGTTATCGTTAAATGCATTTGCAAAACAAACGCACAAATAAATTTGAATTTACAGTAATTTTACTTATAATTGTTATATGACAGATAAATTATCGGACTACGGTTGGGGCTTTCAAGTTAAAGTTCTTGCTGCTATGTTTACAGATAGACTATTTTTACAGCAAATATCAGATATTATACGTGCTGAATATTTTGAGTCTGATGCAAATAGTTGGTTATTAGATATCATATTAACACATTTCCGAGAATATAAAACACCGCCTAGCAAAGATGTTTTAAAAGTAAAAATAACGGAAATTGAAAATGACATATTAAAGGCAACCGTATTAGAACAATTGAAAGATGTGTTCAGATATATGGAGTCAGATGACTTGACATTTGTAAAAGATGAAATTTTAAAATTTTGCAAGAATCAGGAAATTAAACAAGCTATAATGGATTCGGTTAGTTTGTTAAAACATGGAAATTTTGACGAAATAAAAAGCAAAATTGATAGTGCCATGAAAGCCGGAGCCGATACCAATATTGGATTAGAATATGTAACGGATGTTGCTGCACGATACAATGAAGCAGCACGACATACAATAACAACCGGATGGGATGTAATTGATGATTTGATGGATGGCGGATTAGCTCCAGGAGAATTAGGAGTTGTAATGGCACCTGCAGGTATTGGAAAATCTTGGCTTCTTATCAATATTGGAGCAAATGCAGTAAAAGACGGAAAAACAGTTATACATTATACATTGGAACTCAATGAAAATTATGTAGGTCAACGATATGATTCAGTATTTACAGGAATTACGGCACAAAATTTAAAAAATTATCGAGAAGACATTGAAGAAAAAATGCTAACACTTAAAGGCGATCTAATTGTAAAATATTTTCCTACCAAATCAGTAGGAGTAATGGGCTTAAAGGCTCATATAGAAAAAACAATAATGCTCGGCAAAAAACCAGATCTAGTAATTGTGGATTATGGTGATTTGCTTAAAGTTAACATTAAAAAGGACAAGCACGAAGCCTTAGAGGACTTGTACGAAGAGTTACGTGGTATGGCAGGGGAATATGAAATTCCAGTATGGACCGCATCACAAGCAGGAAGAAGCGCCTTAGAAGAGGATATTATTGAAGCAGACAAAATTGCATCATCATATGGAAAAGTAATGGTTGCTGACTTTTTAATGTCGCTTTCTAGAAAGGTAGAAGACAAAATGTCAGGAACGGGTAGAGGTCACGTTATTAAAAATAGATTTGGACCTGATGGTATAACATTGCCATGCAAAATTAATACAAATAATGGACAATTTCAATTCTTTGAACCACAAACTCAACAAGGAAAACAAACCACACAAATCATGAAAACAGGAGAAAACATGGTCAAGAAAAATTTAGCACAAAAGTTCAAAGATTTAGGCGGAACTTTAGGATAAAAACATATTTATATAAAATGGGTTAGGAAAGTGATTTCCGCCCTTTTTTTATCTAAAATCATTTACATATACAAACAAGGAGATTACGAACAATGGACATTTCAAACAAAATTTTAAGTGAAATTACGGTATACATGAAGTATGCAAAATATCTTCCAAACCTCAATAGAAGAGAATCTTGGGAAGAACTAGTTACAAGAAACAAACAAATGCATATTAAAAAATATCCGGC